CTCCAAGTAAATCTGGGGACTACCTTAGCTGAATATAGACAAACAGTTCAACAGTTTAGCGGCTTAGCAAAAGCAGCTTTCTCTGCAGCTGAACGTCTACGTCAGTTTAGGAAGTTCAAGCGAGCACCAATTTCGGCTATTGGTGGTTATTATCTCGGCTACTCGTTCGGTTTAAAGCCAACAGTGTCAGAATTAGCGGCAGCAGTAGCGTCGTTGAACACTGCTTTAAAGCGACCTATTTATCGGCAAGCGACCGTTTCAAAGGCTAAGACTAATCGTCTTATCACTTTGTCTGGTAACTATTCGATAAAAAGTAAACTTGCTTATAGGCTGAAGGCAAAAAGTTATTATTTAGTGGAACCATCTTACGATGGAATCACTTTTGGTAACCCTGCCGAATGGGCGTGGGAGTTAACTCCTTTCTCGTTCGTTGTAGATTGGGGGATTAATATTGGGGATCATCTGCAAGTGCTCGATGCACTTTCAGGTATATCTAATATAATCACCACCTACTCAGAAAAGTCTCTATATAGTCACGAAAAGATTAGCACTTCGCCCGATATTCTTACAAAGCGTATGAATGTTGTGCAAAAGCGTTATCATAGACGTGATCTATTAGATACGATCCCAATGCCTTCCACTATTGAGTGGGACCCGAGTGACAGCTACTATACAGCAGCTAACGCAACGGCTCTTCTTGCTACAATTCTTGGCAAGACTCATTATAAAAGGCCTACCGTAGGATAACCTACATAACTAACTGCCCTTAAATGGGTTTAGAGGTCATATACAATGACAGCTATCACCACTCTGTCCATAAGCGATGGTACAGTCGCCCGTACCTATACGCCGACGCATAAGACTGGGGAAGTTCTAAACTTCCGCGACTTGGGTACTAATTCAGTACCTTTGACGCAATCGAAGTTGTCTTGCGCACTTCAGCAAGCAACAGCTTCTAAACCATTCTCTAGAACTACTTTCAAACTCATTTTCCCGATCGAAAAGGTCGTCGATTCTGAGTATGAAGTAGCTCATTTTGCGGAAGCAAATATTACACTCACGGTTCCTGCCGATATGACGGAAGCGGATCGGGCTGAGTTTAGGCAAATTTATACAAATATGCTTGGACACAGTTCCCTCTCCAAATACGTCACTCTCGACGAGCCGATGTTTTGAATTTTCACGTTGTTGCTGATCTCATACTTACTCTTGCCATCTTGGCAGGAGTAATCATGTTGATCCGCGAAATGTGTCCATTCATCTCATTGTAATATATAGGTAATGCCATGTATAAAGTTAAACTTGATACATGTTCCGACTTAAAGTTGGAACTCAGCTCCACTGTTGCTCTTGCTGAGATCGTTAATTCTCCTAGGGCTCTGACCGTATACCTCTTAATCAAATATGAGGAATACGATCAATTGGTTGATCTTTCTATTAACGCTTCTGATTATTCAGACCGTCAGAATTTCTCTGACGATTACCTGATAACTGAAGTATTAAGAAAGTCTCCCAATCTCCCTACGAGTCACGATCGCGAAGCATCGGCTCTAGATTCTTTCGTAGAATCTGAACTAAAGTGCTATTACACCAATGAGCGGATCCTATCGGCTGGAAAGCCGGTTTGGTTCGATCACTTCAGGAATGTTATTTTTAGCATTCTTGGACCCTTAACCGCATCCGAACTTGAACTTGTTCATGAAAGGATGCGTTTTGGGCCTGGTGCGAGCACTGGAGTCCGTGGAACTGGCGGGGTACCGTCAGATAAGATCGATGCAGAAATGCATCTGACCGAGGAACTCTACCCTTTTTATCGTACTCTTCTTGGAGAGGGTTGGTGGGAACACCAATCCAAACCAGTAATTGTACAGGGTAGTAAGTTCACCACCGTTCCAAAATCCGCAAAAACGGATAGGGGTATCTGTATCGAGCCGACCTTAAACATTTTTGGTCAACTCGGTGTGGGTCACCTCCTTCGAAGGAAACTTCG